CTACTGGTTACGTTTCTTTAGTGCCAGCATGTTCTCGAAGGCTTCCTCGTAGAGCTTGTTTAGTCCACGTAGCTGGTTAAGGAGTTTGGCTTTTTCTGACGCAGGTAGAATCTCGAAGAGGTTAAGTAACTCTGCCTGTTCTTCATTGACCAGCCTCCATCCTTTGCCTGAAAAGTTATCATCATAAGTATCTGATGATCTTACATAATTCATTAAGTCTTTAAGGTCTTCTCGAATGTCCTCTGGTTTTACCTTTAACAGAGCCGCAAATTTTAGCGCAGCGTCGGTATTTACCGGTATCTTGCCGTTCAGATACTGGCTAACGGTGCCTTGAGATTCGAATCCCAACAACTCAGCCGCCAGCTCTTGAGTCAGCTTCAGCTCTTTTTTCTTGCATTCCATGCGGCTTTTAAATTCTTGCTCGCTTCTGGAGTTGCAATCACTTCGCGTGTTTTTTCATACATAGAGTTTATTTGTTTTACCAATATTATCAAAGATAGTCTGGCTATTGATCTTTAAAATTAGCGGGGCTAATATTTGCTCGAGGCATAACGTAGAAGGTTGGCTATGAACTTAAGAGACTATTTAAAAGAGAAACATATCACCCAGCTACAGTTTGGGAAGCTAACGGGTTTATCTCAGGTGCATGTAAGTCGAGTGCTGGGGGGCTATGAAAGATTCAGCCCTGAAAAAGCATTACGTGTTGCTGAAGTAACGAATTTCGAGGTTACACCTCATGAACTCCGGCCTGATATTTACCCGAATCCAACCGACGGCTTACCTGTTGGATTCAAGGCTAACACACCAAATGCATCGGAGTTGATTCATGAAAATCAGGCATGAGCACATCCGCATGGCGATGAATGCCTGGGCGCATCCGGACGGTGAAAAAGTTCCGGCAGCTGAAATAACCCGGGCTTATTTTGAGCTTGGTATGACGTTCCCGGAATTATATGACGACAGCCATCCGGAAGCCCTGGCTCGCAATACCCAGAAAATTTTCCGCTGGGTGGAGAAAGACACTCCTGATGCGGTTAAAAAAATTCAGGCGTTGTTACCAGCGATCGAAAAAGCAATGCCGCCTCTGCTGGTGGCCCGAATGCGCAGCCACAGTTCAGCTTATTTTCGGGAGCTGGTGGAGACGCGGGAACGACTGGTGAGAGACGCTGATGATTTTGTCGCAGTGGCGATCGCTGGTTTCAACCAGATGAATCGTGGTGGCCCTGCAGGAAATATTGTGGCTGTGCATTGACTCGCAATATTCATACCGGATCACTTCCGGCAATTTGTGAGTAAAAAGATTCGGTATCAGAAGAGGTGAGTATGGCTAACGCCTGGCTCAGATTATGGCATGACATGCCAAATGACCCTAAGTGGCGAACAATTGCCAGGGTGTCAGGGCAGCCAATTGCAACAGTGATGGCAGTGTATATCCACCTTCTGGTGAGCGCGTCACGAAATGTCACGACATGTCACGGCGTGTCACTACGTGGTCACATTGATGTCACGACGGAAGATTTAGCAAGTGCGCTTGATGTGACGGAAGAAGTAATTGATTCAATTTTACAGGCAATGCAGGGGCGGGTACTTGATGGAGATTTAATCACCGGATGGGAAAAACGCCAGGTACTGAAAGAGGACAATGGCAACGTTTCACAAACCGCGAAATCCCCGGCAGAGCGCAAGAGAGCGCAGCGCGAGAGGGAAAAATTACGAAAACAGAATGAGGGGTGTCACGACGAGTCACGCATATGTCACGACGAGTCACGACAGATAAAGATACAGATAAAGAATTAAACCCCACACATAACGCGCACGTGCGCGAGAGTGCTCCGACCAGTGAGTCGAGTGGTACGCCGTTGCAGGCAGCAGAACCTGCATCCCTGGATGGACTGAGCGAACCCATCGGGAAATTTCCGATGGTCGATGACTGGCATCCGTCGCCGGATTTTCGACGACGGGCTGCGTTGTGGGGGATGGCTTTGCCGGAGCCGGAATTTACACCTGCTGAACTTGCCGCTTTCCGGGACTACTGGGCAGCGGAGGGGAAAGTTTTCACGCAGGTTCAGTGGGAGCAGAAATTCGCCCGTCACGTAAATCACGTCAGGGCGCAGGTTAAGCCAGTCAGCAAGGGGGTAAACCATGCAGCAGCACCAGGTGGCACCGCATCACGGGCAGTTCAGGAAATTCGGGCAGCACGTGAGCAGTGGGAACGTGAAAACGGATTTATCAGCGACGGAAACGGTCTGGAAGCTGTGGGAACTCATGGGGGAGGTTTATTCGAACCGCTGGACCCAGAAGAACGGGGCCGCACCTTCGAAGCTCTGGATTGCACAGATTGGCGCGATGACTGAGCAGCAAATCCGACAGGTCTGCCGCCAGTGCATGGACCGCTGCCGGGCGGGTGAAACATGGCCTCCGGACCTGGCTGAGTTTGTGGCACTGATTTCGGAAAGCGGAGCCAATCCATTCGGTCTGACGGTGGATGCTGTGATGGAGGAGTACCGCCGCTGGCGCAATGAGTCCTGGCGATATGACGGAAGTGATAAGTACCCGTGGCCTCAGCCTGTGCTGTATCACATTTGCCTTGAGATGCGTTCAAAGGGGATTGAGCGCCAGATGACCGAAGGGGAATTAAAACGGCTTGCAGAACGGCAGCTGACGAAATGGGCAAAGCATGTTAGTAACGGCCTGAGCGTTCCGCCAGTCCGGCGACAACTGGCGGCACCCAAACGCCCGTCGGGGCCAACGCCAATTGAGCTGCTGAAACAGGAATATGAGCGCCGGAAAGCGGCTGGGTTTGTTTGAGTTGAGAAGTAATTTTTACCGGGAGGAAATTTATGGAGACTGTTTTTGACGCACTGAAAGCGATGGGAAAAGCCACGTCGGTAGAGCTGGCTGCGCGACTTGATATCAGTCGTGAAGAAGTGCTGAACGAACTATGGGAACTGAAAAAGGCTGGTTTCGTTGATAAAAGCGCGTACACCTGGCGTGTGGCTGATAACAACGTTCAGCAGGAACAGCCAGCGCAGGCAGAACTGCCGGAAGAAACCACCACAGCAACAGTAGCGAAAATCTCAGAGTGCGATTTAACCGCAACGATTGAACAACGCGGATCACAAACGGCGGATGAACTGGCTACGTTTTTCGGCATCACATCACGCAAAGTGGCTTCAAAGCTGGCAATGGCAATCAGTAAAGGTCGTCTGATTCGCGTTAATCAGGACGGTAAATTTCGTTACTGCATACCGGGCGCTGATTTACCGGCAGAGCCGGAAGCTGCATCCGTAGCGGAAACGGATGGTAAAGCCTTTCCTCAGCCAGCAGGTGCTGCGTTACCAGTCCGGGACGCAGCAACACAGGAAGAAATTAAAACAGAAACTGTGGCGGACATTGTGCAGCCGTTGCCATCGTTTACCGAAACGCAAGCAGATGAGCTGATTTTTCCGTCCCTTCGCAGGGCAAACCTGGCGCTGCGCAGGGCGAAAAGTGATGTTCAGAAGTGGGAGCGAGTCTGCGCCGCGCTGCGGGAGCTGAACAAGCACCGGGATATTGTTCGACAGATTACTGATTCTTCCCGCCGTGTTGTATCGGAAAAGTGATTGCCGGAGGCGCTTATGGCAAAAGCATTTACACAAGAAGAGCGGGAAAAAATTAAAGGGCAGGTTGTTGAACTCGTACGCCAGAGTGGGCGCGAGACGTTACGACAACTGGAAACTAAAACTGGGGCAACAAGATATCTGATGAGCGTTCTGGCCAGAGAGCTGGTTGCCAGTGGCGATGTATACAACTCTGGTTACGGGTTATTCCCGTCTGAACAGGCGCGTAAGGACTGGCAAAATGCCCGTAAAAAGCTCTCAAGGGCAAAGCCGAAGAAACCATCTGCGGTTGATCCGGACCTTATCTGGTCGTTACCAGACGGCGAAATACGCCGCTACGACAGGCGTCAAAACATAATCTGTCGCGAGTGCTGGAAGAGTGAAGCTATGCAGCGTGTACTGGCTTTCTATCAGGGGAATTTTCAGAAGGTGCTGTTGTGAGCCAAATTAACAATCGGAACTTCGTGAAGAGAAAGAGAAAGCATAATCCAAATCTGAATAATTAAGTTCAGCACTGTAAATAAAATTTAATCCTTAACTGGAGGTATATCTATGTCAAATACACAGAAAATTATTAACACTGAAAAATATAACGAGTGGGTGAAAAAATTCTCTGAACAGATTTTTAAAATTACTGGCGACGAGAATGTGGCAAAAAATGAATTAGAACCGTGGACACCTGAAGGAAACGCACCAAATTATTGCTGGTGGGAGGTTGATCCGGTTGATGCTGCAAATGAAGCCATGAGTTACCACAACGATTAATGTCGGGAGGCCGCCCGAAAGGGCGGTAAGAAATGACTACATTATTCAGAAAAGAATATCCGCAAAAAAGTAGAGCGACAGAATTTTTGTTTCTCATTCTGTTTATCGTATTGATGATACCGATATCCCCTCTAATTGTTGTCTGGGCAATCGGGAAAATAATTGAGCCAGTTACTGAATTGTATACCGACGTTGTATGGGCGTCGTTCAACACACTGCACAATAAAATTAATCCGTATAAGGAAAACTGATATGGCAACTTTGACAAAAAAAGAACGGGCATGGTTGAACGAATTACAGGAAGTTCTTGATCGCTGTCCATCACCGAAAAAAATTGGCTTTTACACCATTGGCGATAAAAGCATTTACCTGTATGACCTACGCCGCATGGATGAAATCATGGAGGCTCTTGATAATCGTTCGTCGATGGATTGGTGTGTTGCTGTTCATGATATGAATGCAGGGTTTGATGAAAAGATTTTGTTCCCCTCATCAGTTGAAAGCACTGCGGGTTAAGGAGTAACACATGACCACTATTACCAAAGAACGTATTGAATTGTTCATTAAAAACCCGCTTGAAAACGGGCTTACCCGTGGTGAACAAATGGAACTGGCACGGATTGCGCTGGCATCGCTGGAAGCAGAGCCGGTTGTGTTCTGGTTTGAAAAATATCAAGAAGGGGCTACGGCATGACGACTTTTACCAGAGAGCAGTTAATAGCTCACGCAGAGGAGACTATTGAAGCACAGAGACTGTGCATACCGGGCACAATCGACCATGACATCATCCGCACATATAAGATGGATATTGCTGTTCTGGAAATCGCACTGGTATCGCTGGCAGCAGAGCCAGCCGGTAAATTGCATGAATACAAACCAGTGGGATATCAGCGTCTGGTCGATGAGTTAACCATGCTGGTAAAGCAGTTAACCTGGCAACTGAGGAAAGCGAAGCCAGACTGCAAATTACCGGATAAGGCGATGAGTTATCTGGAGCGGAACGGACTGATAAGCGTGGAGGATATTTTACGATGACTTGGCCTGAAGCATTAACAACGGTAGGAATTGCGATGGCGGTGGCGCTGGTGGTGTATTCGATTTGCCGCTGGGGATAAAAACGGTTTGCGGGAAAAGGAGAGTTAAGTAGAATTGCAGCGGGTGCTTGAGGCTATCTGTCTCAGGCATGAACACCAAAAGGCAGATAGAGAAAAGCCCCAGTTAACATTACGCGTCCGGCAAGACGCTTAACATTAATCTGAGGCCATATCTATGCTCTACACACGTAGGTTAGCCTCTTACGTGCCGAAAGGCAAGGAGAAGCAGGCTATGAAGCAGCAAAAGGCGATGCTAATCGCCCTGATCGTCATCTGTTTAACCGTCATAGTGACGGCACTGGTAACGAGGAAAGACCTCTGCGAGGTACGAATCCGAACCGGCCAGACGGAGGTCGCTGTCTTCACAGCTTACGAACCTGAGGAGTAAGAGACCGGGCGGGGGAGAAATCCCTCGCCACCTCTGATGTGTCAGGCATCCTCAACGCACCCGCACTTAACCCGCTTCGGCGGGTTTTTGTTTTTATTTTCAACGCGTTTGAAGTTTTAGATGGTGCCGGAATAGAATCAAAAATACTTAAGTAGCGCGCAGGGAGAAGAGGGATGGACCCCGAAGGGGAAGAGCTATTTATCTGGAAGGATTCTGAAGATGAAAATCGAAGAATTACGTGAAATTTTTAGTGAAGATGGCCTCTATGCTGTGCGCGTTGAGAATGGGGGTATTACCTACACAGCGTTAATTCCTGATGATCATGTAGTGTTATCTGTTGAGGCATTCATTGAATACTTGGAAAGACTCGGTTTCAAGGTAGTTCGGGAATAAGTTATAATACGTGAGCCAGCCTGAACAACTGGCAACCTGCAGCGCCATTGGAGATGACAATGGCGCATAATTTCAAATTTCGCAATTCTGATTCTGCCTTTGCCAGCAGGCACGGGTGGCGTTCTCACGCATTCAAATATGACTGGTATCAGCACGATCCCTGTACTGAAGAACAGGCCGAATGGCTGATTCATAACTACCGCAGACGCGGATACGAGATTAAGAAAGCCCTCACCCTCGATTATCGTCACTGGATAATCTACGTCAGACTCCCTTATTCCGAACGCCCACCGCGTCCGTCCCGCACATTCCAGCAACGCATCTGGAGGTAACGTGCGGGTATTACTTCGACCTGTTCTGGTACCGGAACTCGGGCTGGTGATCGTTAAGCCGGGCCGTGAATCCATGCCGGTATTCCACAATACCCGGGTACTGGTGGAGCCGGAACCGAAAAGCATGCGTAATCTGCCGTCCGGGGTTGTTCCTGCCGTTCGCCAGCCGCTGGTGGAAGACAAAACATTGCTGCCGTTTTTCAGTAACGCACGGGTGATTCGTGCTGCTGGTGGTGCTGGCGCATTGTCTGACTGGTTACTGCGCCATGTTAAATCCTGCCAGTGGCCACACGGCGATTATCACCACAGTGAAACCGTCATTCACCGTTATGGTACCGGCGCAATGGTGTTGTGCTGGCACTGCGACAACCAGCTGCGCGACCAGACCTCCGAATCACTCGGGCAACTTGCTCACCAAAACCTGTCTGCATGGATGATTGACGTCATACGCCATGCAATGAATGGCTCGCAGGAACGGGAATTATCGCTGGCTGAATTATCCTGGTGGGCGGTCCGCAATCAGGTGGCGGACGTGCTACCGGAAGCGGTATTACGTCGTTCGCTGGGGTTGCGTGCGGAAAAAATCCGCTCAATGTACCGTGAAAGCGACATCGTACCGGGAGAGCAGACCGCCACCAGCATACTGAAGCAGCGCACAAAAAATCTTGCGCCGCTGCCTCACGCCCACCAGCAAAACCCGCCACAGGAAAAGACGGTGGTCAGCATTGCCGTTGATCCGGAGTCACCGGCTCAGTATCTCCAGCGCCAGAAATCACAACGGGAAGAGATGCCTGTATACACGCGTTGGGTAAAAACGCAGAAATGCATGACGTGTGGCAATCAGGCAGATGATCCGCATCACATCATTGGTCATGGACTGGGAGGGATGGGAACAAAGGCTGATGATTTGTTTGTTATTCCGCTGTGCCGTAAATGCCATAGCGAACTACACGCCGGGGTAAAAGATTTTGAAGAAAAACACGGCAGCCAGCTGTTGTTGCTGATTCGTTTTTTAATGCACGCGAGAAATTCGGGTGTTCTGAAGTGGAAAGCATAAATGACTGAACGCATAGAATTTGTTTTGCCTTACCCGCCAACGGTGAACACTTACTGGCGACGTCGTGGCAGCACATATTTTGTATCAAAAGTCGGTGAGCGTTATCGCCGTGATGTGGCGCTTATTGTTCGCCAGCAGCAACTGAAATTAAACCTGTCCGGAAGGCCGGCAATAGAAATTATTGCAGAGCCACCGGATAAGCGCCGTCGTGACCTGGACAATATCCTGAAGGCACCACTGGATGCACTGACGCATGCGGGGCTGCTCATAGACGACGAGCAGTTTGATGAAATTAATATTGTGCGCGGTCAGCTTGTTCCTGGTGGGCGGTTGGGGATAAAAATCACAGAACTGGAGTACGCATGAATAACCAGTATTTACAGTTTGTTCGTGAGCAGCTCATTATCGCCACCGCCGATTTGAGTGGGGCAACAAAAGGTCAGCTTGAAGCCTGGCAGGAGAATGCCATGTTTGATACAGGGCGTTACAGACGTAAAAAAATCCGGTACCGCGATAAGGTCACTGGAAAAATGGTAACGCTGGATAATCCACCGATCCCGGGAAAGCAATCGCTGGCGAAAGGTTCATCAATTGCCCTAGTCAGTCCGGTTGAGTTTTCGACATCATCATGGCGACGCGCCGTTCTGTCTCTTGAAGAGCATCAGAAGGCGTGGGTACTGTGGGTATACAGTGAAAATCCGAGTTGGGATTATCAGGTGGTCATTGCGAAATGGGCGTGGGATAAGTTTCAGGTGCATTTTGGCACCAGAAAAATTACAGGGAAAACGCTTGAGCGTCTGAAGAAATTAATCTGGCTGGCGGCGCAGGATGTCAGGGGGAGGATTACTGGGTGTGACGTCTACCAGCGACAGGAACTTGCCAGACTGTGTGGAGTTAAGTCAGACAACTGGAGCCACAATTATGCGCACTACTGGCGTGATATGTGCGACATTTTTAAGAACCTCGACAACGAATCTTTGATTTATACCATGAAAACAAGATCGCAACAAAAAGCGACCTTTTCGCGGCGGGTTATTGCAAAAGTCAATTAAATCGCGTACATTTCGTGTAAATCTGATATTTTGCTGATTTTGTACACGATGGCAAACTAAACAAAGCCTGCTGCTGAGCGGGCTATCTTTTGTCGTAAGTTGAGCGAAAGACCATCGATTTTACCTTGCTAAAACTATTCTGCTATTGCCGAGTTACCCTTTAGGTAATACACTCATCTTATAAAAGAAAGTGGTTGTTAGCCACATAGGTTAGGATGTGCGCATACTTTGTTTGTGTGCTTTTTGTGTTTTATCTGTTAACGGAGGGGAGCATGCCGAAATATCTAACACTTGCCGCTCGCGCGATCCTCTCACCTGAGAAGATCATCAAAAAAATTGCAGATATAGCTTCCATGTGTGATGGAAAAGAAGCTAAGCATGAAAGTGACAAGTTTTTCATTGATAGTAATGGTTCGATGGTTTTGAATCGCAACAACGCTGATGTGCAAAAGGCTTTCGCAGCCAATATTAAGGGATTGAGTACTAAGAAGAAGGGTTAGTCTTCTATGTGGGCTGCGCTGATTGTTATTGTTTTAGTTTGTGGTTATCACTATACCAACTGCCATTTGCCGTCACGATACCGTCAAAGCAAAGCGATCGGTTGGAATGCATACTTTGATGTTGCACTGAAAGGTGGTGAGTTTCTCATAAGTGGTATTCTTATCGCTGCCTTATTGGTTGTTGTTCTGTACGCTGGAATGTCACTTTGGAACATTCCAGCGTACTTGTTTGGTTGGTACGCTCCCTTTACTTTCGCCCATGACTTTCTCAAAATGCGAGTGTTTGGGTTGAGCATGTTCCCTGCTATGTCGATAGCTTTCACTATTATTGTAAGTATCGGGAAGGCATCAGAGGCAACCAAAAACCATAAAGACCCACAAAAGCGCAAGGCTATTTTTGAAGAAATTGCGGCTCATAGTGCCGTGGAAAATATCCTTCTTGAATCAGTTGAGCGTGGATTGTTATTGTTGGTTACACTGAAGTCTCGCAAGGTCTATGTGGGGATGATTGATGAGGCACGTTTCAATCAGTTAGATACTAACACATTGGTGCTAATCCCTTTTATGTCCGGGTACAGAGATAAAGATACTCTGACTTTTTGTGTTGAGCATAATTATGTGGACTACTACCTTAGTCAGGGTATCACATTAACTTCTGAGCCATTGTCAGTTTATCAGTTTAGGCATGTGTTGCCCTTCGATCAGATCGAATCTTTTTCGCTGTTTAATGTTGAAACATTCGAGACTTTCAAGGCAGGTATTGAAGGGAAGAAGGCCACTGAAGTACAGAATCAAACAAGTTAAGGTTGTTACCTCATTAATTAAACCCGCCATTGAGCGGGTTTTTTGATGCCCGAAGTGCGGTACATTAAACGCGCTGGTAGTTATTAATATCGGTCTTTCAGCTTGCTGGCTTTTTCGACAAGAGTTATTGGTATGTCACGTTAACCAGAAAAGGGAAAAGGCATGCTAAAACAGCAGGATATGACCGAAACTGCCAGAGTGGTGTTTAATGAATTAAGCGTCACCGAACCGGCGACCGTCGGGGAAATTGCGCAGAATACTTACCTTTCACGCGAACGTTGCCAGTTAATACTGACCCAGCTTGTTATGGCGGGTCTGGCAGATTATCAGTTCGGTTGTTACAGACGCCTTCCTCAGTGAAGGCTTTTTTATTTGTGGTAATGGGCGGCTGGTGGGTGTTAGCGGCACCTGCCAGCCATCTGCTCATGCGTTGGGGTCACAAGCAAACCTCAGGCCCATCTGCTTTGCGCAAAAGCGGTATGAGCCTATCAGAGAAGTGCTTATTGATCTATGGCTAATACTGTAAAAATATCCAGTTGTGAGTTAATCAACGCTGATTGCCTGGAATTTATCCAGACCTTACCGGAAAACTCTGTCGATCTTATAGTCACAGACCCGCCATACTTTAAAGTGAAACCCGAGGGCTGGGATAACCAGTGGAAGGGCGACGATGATTACCTGAAGTGGCTGGACCAGTGTCTGGCGCAGTTCTGGCGGGTGCTGAAACCTGTCGGAAGTCTTTACCTGTTCTGTGGTCATCGCCTGGCATCTGATATCGAAATCATGATGCGTGAACGCTTCAGTGTGCTGAACCATATTATCTGGGCGAAGCCGTCCGGACGCTGGAACGGATGCAACAAGGAAAGCCTGCGGGCGTATTTCCCCGCCACAGAGCGCATTCTGTTCGCGGAACATTATCAGGGGCCGTATCGTCCGAAAGATGCCGGGTATGCGGCGAAGGGCAGTGCACTGAAACAGCATGTGATGGCCCCGCTGATTTCTTACTTTCGTGATGCGCGCGCGGCCCTGGGGATAACGGCAAAACAGATTGCAGATGCCACAGGAAAGAAAAACATGGTGTCGCACTGGTTCAGTGCCAGTCAGTGGCAGCTACCGAACGAAAGCGATTATCTGAAATTACAGTCGCTGTTTGCCCGGGTGGCAGAAGAGAAACATCAGCGCGGTGAACTGGAAAAGCCCCACCACCAGCTGGTGGATACGTATACGTCACTGAACCGGCAGTATGTGGAGCTGCAGAGTGAATATAAGCATCTGCGGCGGTATTTTGGTGTGACGGCGCAGGTGCCGTACACGGATGTGTGGACACATAAACCGGTGCAGTTCTATCCCGGGAAACATCCGTGCGAAAAACCGGCAGAAATGCTGCAGCAGATAATCAGCGCAAGTAGCCGTCCTGGTGATCTGGTTGCGGATTTTTTCATGGGGTCGGGTTCAACGGTAAAAGCGGCGATGGCACTGGGGCGTCGTGCGATTGGTGTTGAGCTGGAGACCGGACGTTTTGAGCAGACAGTCAGGGAAGTTCAGGATTTAATCGTTTGAAACGGATGAGATTGCAGAATTAATTACGCACCATTATTATTCTGCTCCCGGCCCTTTAGCTCAGTGGTGAGAGCGAGCGACTCATAATCGCCAGGTCGCTGGTTCAAATCCAGCAAGGGCCACCATCACATACCGCCATTAGCTCATCAGGAAAGAGCGCCAGCCTTCGAAGCTGGTTGCGCGGAGTTCGGGTCCCCGAAGGCGGTCCATTATCTGTATCCTGCGTTGTTAGCTCAGCCGGACAGAGCAATTGCCTTCTAAGCAATCGGTCACTGGTTCGAATCCAGTACAACGCGCCACACTTATTTTCCCTGGCTCGCTTTTGCGGGCTTTTTTTTAAATGTCTCACAATTCAGGCGGTTGACTGTTGTCTGGTTTGCGGGGAGTTTGTTAAAAGAAACTGGCATGGTGAATCCCCCTGTGCGGAGGGGCAATCAGCGAGTAGGTATATGGGATAATCGCGGATTCAGGTGCTGGTACTGAATTCACCGGGAGGCACCCGGCACCATGCAATGGCACATAGCGCCACTCTCCAGCCCCTCTCCGGAGGGGCTTTTCTGTGCCGGATACATCACAGTTTCTGGAACCTTAGGTACTACAGTATCAGTCAGGGTGCTATATTTTCAGATGTGATGAAAGCCTGTCAGCAGGCAGGGCGTATCGGAAATGACCCAGTAGAGAAAACGTTGACTCAGATACCGGTGCTGAGTTACCGGGAAACCGGCATCACATGACCGCTATCCTTCCAGGCCCATCCGCTCCGGTGGGCCTTTTTACTGCAGAAAACAGGTTCCCCGTTAAATGCTATGTTGCTCACAATTCAGTAAGTTGACAGTTGCCTGTCAGACTGGGCATTTGTTAAAAAAATTTCGCATGGTGAATCCCCCTGAGCGGAGGGGCGACTGGTGACGGTATAATCTCTGATTATCAAAACGAGAATGACGCGGGTTTAGTGGCACCGGGCTGAACTCACCGGGAGGCACCCGGCACCATGTGCATGATGATACAGATACGCGGCTTTAGCCCCTCTCCGGAGGGGTTTTCTTGTGGGCAAAAAAAGCCCGCGCTGGGAGACGCGGGCGGCAAGGAATAAACAATAAAACGTGAAGTAATATTTCAGCTGGCGAATAATATCCGACAGTAATCACTCTGCGCAATAGCGCGGCCTTTTTCGTATTGCGGGCTGTTGTCTCTCTTCTGCCATTGTCCTGTAACTTCCGGACTTCAGCCCGCTCCTCATTTTACTCACAATATTATCCCGGCCGGGAGGATTCATGGCATTTAAACACTATGATGTTGTCAGGGCGGCGTCGCCGTCAGATCTTGCGGAAAAGCTGACACATAAACTGAAAGAGGGCTGGCAGCCGTTTGGTAGTCCGGTGGCCATAACCCCTTATACCCTGATGCAGGCGATTGCAGCAGAAGGTGATGTGGTCGTCAGTGGTGCAACTGAGCCGGAGTGGTACTACGTCATCGTACTGGCCGGGCAGTCCAATGCCATGGCTTACGGTGAAGGGCTTCCGCTTCCGGATTCATACGATGCGCCCCATCCGCGCATTAAGCAACTGGCCCGTCGTAACACAGTGACTCCCGGTGGTGAAGTATGCGTATTTAACGACATCATTCCTGCTGACCATTGTCTGCATGATGTTCAGGATATGAGTACGATTAACCATCCCCGGGCTGACCTGAGCAAAGGGCAGTACGGCTGTGTCGGACAGGGCTTACATATTGCCAAAAAACTGCTTCCGTATATCCCTAATAATGCGGGGATCCTGCTGGTACCATGCTGTCGTGGTGGTTCGGCATTCACCCAGGGCGCGGAGGGGACATTCAGTGCGGACACGGGGGCCAGCCAGGATTCGGCACGCTGGGGTGTGGGTAAACCGTTATATCAGGATCTGCTTTTCCGCACGAAGGCAGCATTGCAGAAAAACCCGAAAAACGTTTTGCTGGCGATATGCTGGATGCAGGGGGAATTCGATATGACGAATGCCAGTTACGCCCAGCAGCCAGCAGCATTTCTTGCAATGGTACAGCAGTTCCGTGCTGACCTTGCCGGGCTGGCGGCGCAGTGCCATGGCGGCAGTGCTGCAGTTGTACCGTGGATTTGTGGCGACACGACGTATTACTGGAAAAACACATACGGCACACAGTATGACTCCGTCTACGGCGCGTACAAAAACAGGGAGAGCGACAACGTTTTCTTTGTGCCGTTCATGACCGACGGTAACGGCAACAACACGCCCACCAACTTACCGGCAGAAGACCCGGATATTGCTGATGCAGGTTATTACGGCGCGCAATCCCGTAGTAATGGTAATTGGGTATCGTCAAATCGTCCGACACATTTCAGTTCATGGGCGCGCAGGGGCATTATTTCGGATCGCCTGGCAACCGCTATTCTGAACGCAGTTGGTCGAACCAGCGCCTTCATCAGCGGTACCGCACCGGAGATTAAACCCTCGCCCGGCGGCGACACGCCATCGGGGCCGTCTGATGGTGACACATCCGTTCGTACAGTCTCCCTGCTGCCGACAGCCGGAGAGGCTGCTGCGCAGGGCTGGACCATCACCGGCGGCAGTGTTGCGCTGGAAGATGGTGTGTTTAAGGTTACCGCGTTAACGGAGCGCGGCGTTGTCCCCTCATAGTCGCCTGTCCGGTGCGATGGTGGAAGAAGCCGGATGTTTATCACTATTAATTGATGACACAGAAATGGATTCATTGAATTTCAGCACGTTTTTGTATTCGTGTTATTGAACATCTGTTTATTTACTTTTAACATATTGATAATAAAAAGAGCTGTAAATCTTTAGATGAGTCGATTTTGTCCGGGGAAGTTCAAATGGATTTTATGCTGACGGTTTCTGGTGTGGTTATCCTGTCCATTGCTTATACTGCAGATAAATATGGCTGCCATTTGTTATCACGTATTGGCGCTTATTGTTCGTTGATGCTGATTTTCTCGTCGCTTTTTTGAGTAAGTTATATTAATTATAACAAATAATTTTCTGTGTTATTTTCAGGCTATCCCGTCAGAGGGGAAGCCTGTACTGCCAGGGAGCGAATGGAAAACTGATGTGTCCGGTAACTGCGTGTTCTGTGAACACCATGTTACTTAATTATGTAATTCATACCCGAACTCTCTGTTGACAGCCTTCTTCTGCAGGCTTCAATAACCCACGCTGAAAAGTTTCCTGAACCTTTCAGATCAAGAGCGATGTTAATTTGTTCAATCATCTGGTTTGGAAATCGGATGTTGCGGGTTGTTGTTCTGCGCGTTCTGTTCTTTGATGACATAATGTTTCCCCATATTCAGTGTTGCTGATTTGTATTATCAGAAGTTGCTTTTACGTTAATTTGACGCAGATCAATTAATACGATACCTGCGTCATAATTGATTATTTCTCGTGGTTTGATGGCGTACACACATGTTGTGATAAACCTTATATAGATGATAATCATTATCATTTCGTGGGTCCTTTCCGGCGATCCGACCGGTTACGGGGCGGCGACCTCGCGGTTTTTCACTATTTATGAAAATTTTTCAGGGAAAATCGTGTCGGTACTTCTCGAATATAACTTTTTGTTTTTTTTAATATTGCATCCGTAAAGGTCCGACATGAAAGTGTCCGAAAATGCCTTTTTCTGGCGTTTTCATGTCGGGCCTTGTATTTGATAATGGGTTGTTTTCATGAAGGTTAATAAAAAGAGGCTTGCCGAAATTTTCAACGTGGACCCGCGGACGATTGAACGCTGGCAGTCTCAGGGACTCCCTTGCGCCTCCAAAGGTAGTAAGGGCATTGAATCTGTATTTGATACTGCCATGGTAATTCAGTGGTATGCGCAGAGGGAAACTGATATCGAAAACGAAAAGCTCCGCAAAGAACTGGACGATTTGCGTGCGGCAGCGGAGTCAGATTTACAACCCGGCACCATTGACTATGAACGCTACCGGCTCACAAAAGCGCAGGCAGATGCGCAGGAACTGAAAAATGCCCGTGAAGACGGAGTAGTGCTGGAAACTGAACTGTTTACCTTCATTCTGCAACGTGTGGCACAGGAGATTTCGGGGATACTTGTGCGTGTGCCGTTGACATTACAGCGTAAATATCCGGACATTTCACCATCACACCTTGATGTGGTGAAAACTGAAATCGCGAAAGCCTCCAATGTTTCAGCTAAGGCCGGTGAAAACGTGGGCGGGTGGATCGATGATTTCAGACGCGCAGAAGGCAGCTAATGCAGCCGGTGCGATAGCAACAGGGCTTTTATCTCTCATTATTCCTGTTCCACTGACGACAGTTCAGTGGGCCAATAAACATTATTACCTTCCTAAAGAGTCGTCTTATACCCCGGGGCGGTGGGAAACACTGCCGTTTCAGGTTGGCATCATGAACTGTATGGGCAACGATTTGATTCGCACTGTTAACCTGATTAAATCTGCCCGTGTTGGTTATACAAAGATGTTGCTGGGAGTGGAGGCTTATTTTATTGAGCATAAATCACGCAACAGCCTTCTTTTTCAGCCCACGGACTCAGCTGCTGAAGATTTTATGAAATCTCATGTTGAGCCAACGATAAGGGAGGTTCCTGCGTTGCTGGAGCTGGCTCCATGGTTCGGAAGAAAACACCGCGATAATACGCTCACCCTGAAGCGTTTTTCCTCCGGTGTGGGTTTCTGGTGTCTGGGGGGAGCGGCAGCAAAAAACTACCGTGAAAAATCCGTGGATGTGGTCTGTTATGACGAGCTTTCCTCGTTCGAACCGGATGTTGAAAAAGAGGGTTCGCCAACCCTGCTGGGGGATAAACGTATTGAGGGCTCTGTATGGCCCAAATCCATTCGCGGCTCGACGCCTAAAATCAAAGGCTCCTGCCAGATCGAAAAAGCCGCTAACGAGTCGGCACACTTCATGCGTTTTTATGTGCCCTGTCCGCACTGTGGGGAGGAGCAGTATCTGAAATTTGGCGATGAGTCCACGCCTTTTGGGCTTAAATGGGAGAAGGACAGCCCCGAAAGCGTTTTCTACCTCTGTGAGCATCATGGCTGCGTGATCCATCAGTCTGAACTGGACCAGAGTAACGGGCGGTGGATCTGTGAAAACACGGGCATGTGGACCCGTGACGGTCTGACGTTTTTCAGCGCTGCGGGTAATGAAATTCCGCCGCCGCGCTCCATCACTTTCCATATCTGGACGGCGTACAGTCCGTTCACCACCTGGGTACAGATTGTCTATGACTGGCTGGATGCACTGAAAGATCCCAACGGCCTGAAAACCTTTGTGAACACCACGCTGGGCGAGACCTGGGAAGAGGCTGTGGGCGAAAAACTCGATCACCAGGTACTGATGGATAAGGTTGTGCGTTACACGGCGGCGGTGCCTGCCCGGGTGCCCTCGTGGACTCGTCGCCTGACGCACTGAATACGCTGAACGAGCTGGCTGCGGCGTTGGGCAACGACCCGAATTTTGCGACCACCATGACTAACGCGCTTGCGGGTAAGCAACCGAAAGATGCCACCCTGACGGCGCTGGCCGGGCTTGCTACTGCGGCAGACAAGTTTCCGTATTTTACGGGGAATGATGTTGCCAGTCTGGCAACCCTGACAAAAGTTGGGCGGGATATTCTTGCGAAATCGACCGTTGCCGCCGTTATCGAATACCTCGGTTTACAGGAAACGGTAAACAAGGCTGGTAACGCCGTTCAGCGTTCCGGCGATAAAATGACCGGAGAACTGAAAATTGGCACGGTGAATGCGCTGCGAATTTTCAATGATGCCTTCGGTCTTATTTTCCGTCGTTCAGAAGATTTTCTTCATTTCATTCCGACGGCTGAAGGACAAGGCGAAAACGGTGATATCGGCCCATTAAGGCCATTCGCTATAAATCTGAGAACAGGTGCTATATCTGTCAGCCACGGGGCCAAAATTGATGGTGGGCTGGCGCTTGGTACAGATAACGCACTGGGCGGTAATTCCATTACTCTCGGAGATAACGACACTGGTATTAAACAGGGCGGCGACGGTGTCCTTTTATTCTATTCAAATGGACAACTGGCATTTGGGCTTCAACCCGCATCTGCTGATTTTTATAAGCGGGTTGCATATATTCATCAGGGAATAATTCCTGATGGAAGTGGCGCATTTGCAGACCAGTTGAATAATGCCACCGCGCCTTTTGTTCAGACGCAGTTTGCCTGGAATCCCACTCCTGGTGGTCATTACGTGCCGATAGTTAAGGGCTTGTCCATTCGCAATGGACAGGGCTATCCCGGCGCGGTCAGCTTTGGGTATTTACTGACAGAACAGTATGGATTTCCGGTTCCATGTATTCATATGCGTGGCGATGGCGGTAATGATGCTTTATGGCAGTTTAACCCGAACCATAAATCCTTTATTTCACCGGGTGCTCTTATTGCGGGTGGCGTCCGTTATAACACCGATGGAAATATATTTGGTGGGTGCTGGGGGTCAAACTTAAATGATTACCTGAATAGTTCTTTTATCAGAAATGTGCGTCTGGGAGGCAGACGTTCTGACACATTATATCGCGGAGGACTTTGCGAACCAGGTAATGGTCATGTGACAACAGGATTGCAAATTATTGGTGAGGTTGATGGAGATGACTGGATGGTGTCACGACCACTACAAAAATACATTTCTGGTAACTGGTATAACGTTGAACAGGCATAGCCATCAGGAGAATATATGCAACATCTGAAAAATATTACCGCCGGAAACCCCAAAACCATTGAGCAGTATCAGCTTACGAAAAAAGCTGGCGTTATCTGGCTATATACAGAAGACGGTAAAAACTGGTATGACGAATTAAAAAACTTTCAGGATGATACTTTAAAAATAGCTTATGACCAGAAGGGGATTATTCGTTGTATTGAGAAAGACGTATCAATGCTTAACCCTGACGGGTTAAGTGTTGTTGAGTTACCGAATATAACAGCCAACCGTCGCGCCGATATCTCGGGAAACTGGAAGTTTCTGGATGGTAAAGTAGTAAAGCGGGAATATACAAAACAGGAACTGCAACAGCAGGCAGAGTTACAAAAAGCCGCTTTGCTTTCCGAAGCGGAGTCTGTGATTCAACCGCTGGAACGTGCTGTCAGACTGAATATGGCAACTGATGAGGAACGCACACGACTGGAATCATGGGAACGCTACAGCGTTATGGTCAGCCGTGTGGATACTGCAAAGCCTGAATGGCCACAGAAACCAGAATAACAACAAATTAAGGCCCGTACGGGCCTTTTCTTATTCTGGTGGTTCCGGGAATGTTACAGGAAGAACCGAGGTATCAGTTGTCTCAACCTGTTGCACGTATCGCATCCAGTTCATCAGTTGCTGTCTGTCTGAATCAGTGATAATCCCCAAAGTAAGCTGTGTTTGCCAGAACTGCGTTTTTCTCTGGCCTGCTGTAATAATATTTTTTCTGGTTTTCCGTCTGTAGGCGCAACTCTTCTTCGGTATATACACGTTTAATGACTGCGCCATCTTTAAACATCCATTTACCTGAGTCGTCAGCACGCCGGTTGGCGGTAATATCAGGAATCTCAACGACGCTATAACCTTCAGGGTTAAGTGTGGAGGCATCTTTGGTTATGGCAACAATAATATTATTTTCATCGTAAACAATCTTTATGGTGTCTGGCTGAAATTTTTTCACTTCCTCATACCAGTTTTTTCCGTCCTCAGAGTAAAGCCAGATAACTCCGTGTTTCTTTGTTAACTCATACTGTTCCAGTGTTTTAGCATTACCCGCTTTTATGTTCTTTAAGTGCATCATATTAAACGCTCGCTACATTATACCAGGTGCCATTTATATACTTTTGAACGGGTCTGTAATAAACGCCCGCTATATTATCGGCAGAGTTAGACCCTGTATCCTGAACATTAATACCAGACAATACATGACCTGAAGGGCACTGGAAATTCCATGTTTGCCAGTTGTTCACTCCATAATATTGCTGTGAACCAAGTCGAACATCTTTCACATAACGGGAATCAAAGTTACCGTAATCCGAGGGGTTAACACGCCCTGTAATATTTATGGTTTTATTACTTTGAATGCTTCCGGAGACAAAGCGCATAACATGGACGTTATTAGCATAAACATCCAGATTACCATCGCCATTTTGTTTAAAGCCCGTGTCATTATCACCCAATACAATCGAATTACCGCCAAGAGCACTGGATGTTCCGATACCCAGTGCACCATTCAGTTGACCACCAGATAACGGCAGTGCACCAACATCTCCTGCTGAAGGTTTTCTGGTGGTGGTGTAAAATTCGGACCAGTCGGCTTCAAAACCATAACCATCACGGGCTGAACGATAAAAAATACCGCCATTTTTATAATTAATCCGAAACTGAACTGCAGGACAACTTCCTTCTCCCATATAAAAATGAATAATTAACGTTGATGCACCACTAATAGTTGCGTTATAGGCTCCGCTACTCCAGTTCCATCCAACTGCTTTATCATTCGCAACGGTGCTTCCTGTTTTCCCTAAGGCAAACGCACCAACATGACTTGCTTTTAATGTGATATCGGAGGAACCATCAAAAGCCACATTGCTTATTTTCCTGGCAGTTTTTAATTTTGCAGCTGTAGAAGCATTGCCGGATAGTTCACCAGAAAGGCCACCGCTGAATGTTTGTCGATTAGTCCAGGTATTCGCTGTACTGAGTAACGGTATTTTCTCCCCGCTTGTGCCGAGTTCTCGTAAACCGAGGTTTTAGATAATGGCGGTTTCTGGCCTGCATGGCATGATTTGTGCTTTTGGACGGGAGATTCAGCGTGCTGATTGGCTATGTAAGGGTATCAACAAATGACCAGAATACAGATCTGCAACGAAACGCTCTTGTTTGTGCAGGATATGAACAAATATTTGAAGATAAATTAAGCGGAACAAGGACAGGCCGACCTGGATTAAAACGTGCTTTAAAGCGCCTTCAAAAAGGTGACGCACTGGTTGTCTGAAAACTGGACTGACTGGTTCACTGTATGCGGCATCTTGTCGTGCTGGTGGTGGAAGCCTAGAAAAAGTATCGGGTGTTACTGAACCGTGTTGATACATCAACTGCACCTGATATTGAGTGGCCTACGAACCCTGTCAGGGAGTAATCATTGGGATTATGCCGCAGCACGTCTTAAGCAAGAACGTGCTGCGGTTGGATGCTATTTTTCCCTGAAGCGGAAAACATTACTACAGTACCTTGAACCTTGGTTTTAACATTCTCGAAATGCTCTGAGAGTATATGTGTTAAGCCTTCTTCGGAATCTTTTGTGTTTGAAAAGATGCCTTTCTGATTGTAAATGCGCATCAGTTTTTGACCGAAGCTATTGTGCACAACTCCATCGCCAAGAATTGTGGCTCCGTATAGAGTTCCATCGTCAGTTAAGGCCTGCGCCGCATTGCGTATTACACAGCTTTTTGTAGATATATTTCCAGGCAGGCAGTGAAGAAGGTAAAACATGGAAATGGAATCAAATTGACCATGTAACGCCGCGGGATAAGGTTCAAAAACATCATGGCTAATTTTATGTTTAATTTTTGATTCCCCAGCCCTTGTAGATGCCGCGTTCAGGCTAGCTTCGTTCAAATCCATTAAAGATATCAGACTACTCTCAGGTACGTGAGTAAGGTAAAACCCAGTTCCAACACCAATATCCAGATGGTTGTTACCTACATGTTCCAGAAAGTGTGGAAGAAGGTGTTCCTTTGTAGGACATCCCCATGCAAGCCGATTTGATACTCCCAAAACCCACCAGTCATAAAGCTTTAGGGTAAGTGGTGTGTAAATTTTAGCCCCATCATCTGTGTTTTTTTCATTGATTTCACCATGTTATAGTTTTATTTGTGAATTAAATCAATTATGGCGATGAATTACAAGGGGTTAAATGCTGCCGCAGCATAGCGATATTGAAATAGCCTGGTATGCTTCGATACAGCAAGAGCCGAATGGCTGGAAGACCGTCACCACACAGTTCTACATCCAGGAATTCAGTGAGTATATTGCGCCACTGCAGGATGCTGTAGATCTGGAAATCGCAACGGAGGAAGAAAGATCGTTGCTGGAGGCATGGAATAAATATCGGGTATTGTTGAATCGTGTTGATACATCAACTGTACCTGATATTGAGTGGCCTGCAAATCCTGTCAGGGAGTAA